CGATTAACAACTCAAGGTCTTTTTTGCTAATGCCACCGCCACCACCGTTGCCACCACCATTTCCATTTCCGTTACCGTTGTTCTGCATCTTCATCGTTCCGTCACCTTTCTTAGATGCGGTCTGAATTCCGAAGGAAGCTAAAACTCCTGTAAAAACTGAAGCTATAAATGTTGGGTCAATTTTCTGCTGTGGTACACCTGGAATGGCAACATAATTTAATGTCAATATTCCACCTGACCAGGCAAGGACAGTAATTCTGACGAATGTACTGATTATGGCTGCTTGTTCATCAGCATCAGGTAGTATAGCATCTTTTGCCTTTTGAAGCAACCCCTTCTTTTCTTCTTTGGGTTCTTCTATTACTTCTTCTTTTTTTATTTTTTCTGGCATACTAGTAAGACAACTATTGTATATAGTATATAGTATCTTACTTTTTCCGCATAGGAACTTCAATAGTCCAAGAAGATGATTCTAATTTAACTAAATCAAAGTTTTTCTTAAACTCCTTCTCTCTTTCTTTCTTCTCCTTCTCCATTGTTACGTCAATGGATTCTATAGTTCTCTCACCATAATGAGTTTTATGTTCTATAACAGCAGATCTCAAACCCATGTAATCTAATATAGCACCATCTATCATATGATAGAGTGTATCCCAAGTAAGTGTTTCTCTTAACTGAGTTGCAATCCTATCAATATCATTTGCATCAAGATACTCACCAGTTGCTACTGCGTTTGAGTAATCTTCATATTGACTCAAAAGTTTTGCTCTGATCTCTACCAACTCATTAAGGTTGATAGTGATCTTTACATCATCATAAATTGCCATTATTAATTAAAAAGCAGAACTAGGAACAGGAAGACCCATACTTTGACCAACAGGTGAAGAAGGTTTAACAGATGCTTGATCACTAGGAGGTGCAAGGTCAGGTGTACCAATAGGTAAAGAATCAGCACCACCTAAAGCACCACCACCCATGCCACCAACTACAGACTCAATTGCTGCTTCTTTGATGTCTTCTATGATAGCATCTTTGTTTAGATAAACATAAGATCCTACTCCAATGATACCAGCAAGTGATACTCCTGATATAACACTGATTGCATTAGCAATATCGTTAAACTTAAATTTCATAATTTTTTTTCTAAGTAATTTTTATTTATCAAAGTCACTTCCTTCTCCAATATATTCAAGAGAAAGAATATCATGATCATCAGTATTAGGATTCAACCATTCTCTAAATTCCTGTCTGATTGAATCTGCTTCTTCAATATCTTCAAGAGTACCTAATGTACACAATACATCCATACGATGAAGTGCCCATTGATAATTATTTTTTAGAGTTTCCTCCAAAGTTTCCATAATCTTTACGCATATAGCGTCCTAGAATGTTGCTATTGTAGTATGCAGGCTCTCCATTGTCAAGAGATTCTTGAAGAACATTATTAAGAAACAGTTGTTTTGTTTCCTCGTAGTTTACATCTCCGAGTCTGGTATGGAGGGATAAGATCTCTCGTTTGAACGCTGCGTTTCCAAGTAACTTTCGATCTGCACTAAGCTCGTCAGAGCTTCCATAGTATTTCTTCCAGTCACTCTCAGACGTAACCCGTCTCTTACCACCTCTAGGCTTACGTTTTTGTTGGAAATACTTTCTTCCGATGTATTGTTTACCCGACTTGATATTAGTAATGCAGTAGACGAAACCGAAGAAATCGCCAATATCATCAGTAGTGAAAGCTGTACCTTTGTAGTACCAGGGATTTTCATAATCTCCTTCCATTTCATAATCTTTATTCATCTCATACTTATATATGATAAATATCTAATATCAGTATTATACTAATGGCAGTTTACGTCAATAATTTTACTATTGAAACTGGAGCATATTTCTCAAGAGATTTTTACTTAGATAATTCTGATGGAACTTCATTAGATTTAACTGGATATACTGCAAAATGTCATCTTAGAAAACATCCAAGTAATATAAACACAACTGCAGTATTTAATGTTGGATTTATTAATAGAACAGATGGACGTATTAGGATATCTTTATCATCTAAAGATACTAAAGAAATAAAACCAGGTAGATATGTTTATGATATATTATTTACAGATCCATCATATAAAAAAAGTATTGTAATAGAAGGTCAAGTTCTTGCTACTCAAGATATTTCAAAACAACCAATAAAAACGATATATGCAGAAAAATTTGCTGCACTACCTACTGATAGTCATGTAGGTTTAGATGGATCTACAGGTTATACAAATCTAAGTCCTAATGGAGATTGGGCAACAGGAATTGATCAAATATCAGATTATGGAGTAATCGCAATGGGTCATTGGCATGATGCATGTAATGATATGACAACCCTAACAACACATCTTCAAAATTCTGATTATATAAACAAAATAAATGCATATTTAAGAAATGGGGGAGTTGTATTTTATATTGGAGAATATGTAAACTGTGGTAATACTGAACATCATAATGATAGATTAGCATTACTAGGTACAGAAATAAGACTTAATTCAGTTTCTCTGGGTGCTGGTGTTGGAAATTTACAAATAACAAATAATATATTACCAGCACAATGGCAATTTAATGCAACAAATACACTAACAGGTGGTACTGCATTATATACATTTGATGGATTCACTGATCCTTCAATATCATTTGAAAGAATAGAAAATGGAGCTATAGTAGTTGTTGGAGATAGTAATGGAACTACCAAAAATCCTACTAATTGGTATGAAGGAATGAGATCACTAATATTTGAATAAATAATTAAATGGCAGTATACACTCACAACCTAACAATAATCAGTGGAGCAGATTATAGTCAAGACTATGATATGCTTGAAACTGGTGGTGGAACTATAGATTTAACAAACTATACTGCAAAAGCACAACTAAGAAAACATAAAGGAAGTGCAACTGCTGTTAGTTTTACAGTAGGATTTCCTAATAGACTAGAAGGTAAGATAAATATGTCGATTCCTAGTTGGACAACTGGGAACTTAAAAGAAGGTAGATATGTATATGATGTTCTTTTTACTAAACCAGGTGGTAAAAAGGAAATAGTTTTAGAAGGTAGAGTTCATGTAAGAGCAGGTATTTCAACTGGTTGTGATTTCTCAAGACCAACTAGTGCTCAACGTCTTTGTATTGCAGTTATTGATGAAAGTGATTCTCAATCAGTTTCTCACTTTTCAACTAAATGGGAAGAATTTAGAAACACATATCCAAATAGAACATTCTATCTTTTACAACCATCAAATGTTGGATTTGGTGTAAGTGTAGATAATTCAACTTACAATACCCTACGTTGTCCTGATAATTTCCTTTCGGAAACTACTGTAAATATACCACCTTTAATATAATGCCAGAATATAATTCACCTATAGCTGTTGGTTTAGCACAACCATCACCAATGCTTCCTTTAACTAAATGGGCTCCAGTAACTGGTAATATTAGTCAAGATCCAAGTACTTGGCAGTATGGGGGAACCAATAATTATCCAGCACCGTTTAGAAGTTTTTATCAACAAACACAACAAAATACATATTCACTAGGACCATATGCAAGAAGAATAGATAATGGTTTATCAGGTAGAATTAAAGTGAGTGTTGTTGATTACCCAGGTGAAATGGGATTTGTTCAACAATGTTGGTATGATTTTCCAAGAGGAGCATTTGATACAGACAATAATGGAGATCAATATCCACAAAATAGAGAATTTTGGGCTCAATCAGAGAAAGCGATAATAGTAGTAAAAGATTTAATGGGTAGTGGTGATATTGTTGTTCAAGTTGCAATATCAAATAGAACTGCTGCTGATCCAAATGTATGGTGGTTCCTATCACCGATGAGTGGTCGGGTTGCTAATCATGTTCATGCTGTAATCAATGTATTTACAGGTCAAGGATTCAACGGTATGCCTGGTGACACTAGCACTTGCGGAACAGGTGATTCAAGTGGTCAGCAAAAAGGTAGTTTAATTGATCTATCTTTCTCGGATGGAAATGGATGGGGTGGTTTTGGATGGCTTTTTGCAGCAGGAGGTTTAGCTGATAATATATTTGGAGGGATGTTTAATGCATTAACTCCTGCTGCACAAGCAGCTGTCGGTCCAGAACTTGATGATTCTAATAGACAAAATACTCTTGCTGGATGGATAAATGATCACCTTACTAAATTAGGAGATTTTCTTGATAAACTTAAAGATAATGCTGAATTACAATATACGAATGATCTAGCAGATAGAGAGGAATGGAATGAGAGGGCAGTAAGAATAATAAAAGCAGTAGGAACAGCAGCTGATTTAATGATCAATGGATGGTTTATTCCCAATTTACTTCAATCAACATCAAATAGTCAGTATGGAGATAATACATTAGGAACAACTGCAAATCCATATAAGTGGAGACCATCAGATGAGTTTCAGGAAAGATTAGCTTGGAGTATGAAAGTTGATAGTAATACTGGTCTTCCTAGTGGTGATACAAATTTTGATGGTGTAATTGATGCTAGAGATTATGTAGCACAGTCAACAGGTATGATGCCCGATGCAAACGGAAATCCAAAGCCATATGATTTAGCAGAAACTGACTGGGAACATTTCTTAACTCTTTTAAATAGAGGTGATAATACAACTCAGCCATATATCGATACTACTACTAATGAGTGGGTCTTTCATGAAAATTACGGATTTAATAGAGGTGGTTCTATATCTGATATGGATAATTTTCTAAATGGTGTAGCTTCATTTACAGATCAACAAACATCAGATTCTATAGGAGCTTTATTAGATATGTCTCCAGCAAATGTAATCTTTGTAGGAACATTTATTCCTATAGTTGTATTAGAAATTGGTGGACGAATAATTAAAGCAAATAAGGGTGAACCAGTTGGTGCACTAACAAATTTAGATGGATATGTTGATACTAAAATTGAGGTTAGAATATCTGCATCAAATATGTCTGCTGGTAATTCAGCAATGTATAATTATCTTTTGAATAATGGTGATCACTTGGGAAATAAGTTTACAGCAGTTCCATAATGACAATAAATTCTAATAATAAACTCTCATTTAAAAGTTGGATAAGAGAGTATAAAGATAGTTTTACTGAGAATATTATTGTAGATTATATGGGTTTAATAACACCCATGCTTTACGACTCAGCATCGGGGGTGACTGCTAATCCATCAAAAAGAGTAAAAGTTCTCGTATTTGATTATAACGAAACTATAGATATAACTCATAGAATATATGATGGAGATTGGATATATTTACCTGGAACATCTAACGATAAAGTAACTTTAAAGTATGGTAATGATACTCATGACTTTACATTTGATATCAATGGAAATTTACAAAAATCTCTTAATGATACAATTACCATTGGTTCAAAACAATTTACAGTACTAGGACTTGGTGGTGGTTTATTAGGAGGTGGAAATACACCCCCACCTCCACCACCAGCAACATACACAGTAGGACAAAATGCAACAACAGTTAATGAAGGTGGAGTTGTTAATATTACTGTCGCCACTACAAATGTAGCAGACGGAACTACTTTATACTATACATTATCTGGAACTGCAACAGCAGATGACTTTGTAGGTGGCACTATGGCAGGGTCATTTACAGTCTCTAGTAATTCTGGAGATTTTAATGTTAATGTAGTAGGAGATATTATTACAGATGATGGAGAAACTTTCACCGCAAGTATAAGAACAGATTCTACATCAGGTACTATTGTTGGAACATCTTCACAAGTTACAATAACTGATGTTGCACAATCAGAAGCAATATCACAAACAGCAACCTCTATTGATGAAGGAGAAACAGTTGTTTTTACAGTATCAACATCAGGTTATCCAACTGGATCTACTTTTTATTGGACTACAGAAATAACATCAGGTGGTATTACTTCATCAGATTTTACTGATACACAATTATCAGGAACAATTACCACAAATTCAGCAGGACAAGCAGATATAAACAGAACTCTAGTATCTGATAGAATATCAGAAGGTGTTGAGAAATTTAAAATTGAAATAAGAACTGGATCTACTAGTGGACCAATAATACTAACTTCAAATGAAGTTACAATTAATGACACATCAGTAGATATAGGAGCAAATGCAAATGGAAAAACATTTGGTCCAGTTCATGTTAATAGAGATGGAGGTGGTACTAACGCCACTTCTGATTGGTATACTATATGCGGAATAGATAATATTCCCGATGGTTCTAAAGTAGCATTGTTTATTGATACATCAGGAAGTATGACCATGAGCACAATTCAAGCATCCTATGATCTACTAGTATCAAAACTAAATGCAAGAGCTATAACAATTATATCAGTTACTAATTCATCTGAAGATTGGATTACACCATTCCTAACAGACTTAGCATAAATATTCAAATATAGCGAAAGATAATGACAGTATTCACTGCCAATATAATAATATACACAGGAACAGATTTTGCCCAAACCTTTGTTTTAGAAGATGCAGCAACTAACAGTGTAAAAAATTTAACAGGTTATGTTGGATGTTCTCAAATAAAACGATATGAGACATCCACCAAATCTGGAGATTTTACAGTTACATTTGCCAATGATCGCACTACAGGTAGAGTTAGCATTGAAATGCTATCTGCAGTGACAGAGACATTAAAAGCAGGAAAATATTTTTACGACCTATTAATATCCAGTCCAGAAGGAGTTACCGAAAGGGTAATTGAAGGAACAGCAATAGTTAAAAAAGCAGTAACTAGATAATTAATTTACTTTTCAATTTTATTATTATGCTTTTCTATTAGTCTTCTAATAGATTCAACTGCAGCATAATTTTCTTTGACTTCCTTATACCTACCTTGTGGCTTATCCTTCATGGTTTTTTTACCATGAAGTTTATGCTTTGGATTTCGGGGTGGATATCTCTTATCCTCACGATCACTCATTGCACCTTCTGATTTTCTTCCAGAAGCTGGAGAACTTACTCGTTGTCTGTATCCTGCCTTATTTTTATGTGCTCCAGTATCAGTTACTTGTTTTTGTGAACCAAGATCTGCATCTGGTTGTCTTTTGGCATTAGCAAGACTTCCTGCAGCAGCTTCTTTACCACCATAACCATAACCTCTACGTTCTTTATTTGCTTTTCTTCTCTTATCACCTTCCCTTCTTTCAATACTTCTTGCCTTAGACCCAGTTAAGGTATTTGCAGCTTGTTGTCCAGATGGTGCTTGATCAGTATCAGGATTTCCTTTTTCTCCTCTTTTAATACCTTTCTTATCTGCACGACGTGCTTCTAATATTTCAAATTCAGAATCTCTTACAATACTTTGAATTGTACTAGCATCCATTTCCATCATTACATATAGTGCCTCATCCATAGACTCAGCTTGTTTTGAATCTATTAGATAAGAACCAACCATATCAAAAGCATCCCACTCTAAATGATCTCTAAGACCATTATACTTCTGTGCTGTAATTGAATTTGGGTACTTATTAATAAATTTTAATTTCTCTTTACCACGGTCAGCATCTGGCATCTGAGACATTGCTTGCATAGTTTTGAAATCTTTCTGCTTTTGCTTCAAGAAATCAATCTTATCATTGCCAAATCTTAACCTATTTTTCTTCTCAAGATTTGACATCTTACCCAGACTATCTACTTTCTTCTGTGCATCACTACGCAAATCTGGTTTTTCTTTCTTAACCTCGACTTTTTTAACCTCGTCTTTCTTTACTTCGTCTTTCTTTACTTCGTCTTTCTTAATCTCGTCTTTCTTAATCTCATCTTTCTTTACTTCGTCTTTCTTAATCTCATCTTTCTTTACTTCGTCTTTCTTAATCTCATCTTTCTTAATCTCATCTTTCTTTACTTCGTCTTTCTTAATCTCATCTTTCTTTACTTCGTCTTTCTTAACATCAGGATCTGATACCCTCTGA